TAGTATACCACAGTGGGTTGTTGTGTCAAGTTATGTAAATACGTGTGGGAATGTGTGTGGTGTTGATATTGTTACAAAATGACTGTTACAGAAACGCTGTAATGTTACTCGATTGTTACTTTTTGTTTTTGGCTACAGACCAGTGGTGATGCGGAATGTTACTTTGTTACCAACTTTTGGGAAAATGAGAGGCGATATTTATTTTTAAGTTCTACATTGTAGAACAAATCTGCCAGAGTGCCCTCGAATAAACGCCATATATATATTTTCTTAAAAAGGTAACATTATAAATATATTAATTAATAGATAGATAGAAACATACAATCGCACACATTGCTAATATCATGCGCGTTCGCTATACCACACGATCCCACACAAAGCTGTTTTGTTACCTTTTTGCAAAACATTTGGTAACAAATGGGTAACATTAGGGTTACATTGGTAACATTACAAAGTAACATTCGCTCAACACTATACAATCTACTGGTATCACGTACGAACGTGTAACTACTTGCTCAACACGATTCAATTTACTGGTATCAAAAGAAAAAAATAAAAGTTCTACAATGTAGAACTTTGAGGCAAAAAAAAGCCACCCCGAAGGGTGGCTCTGTTGGTGGGTTGGTTTACTTGGTGACTCTTACCGATAAGATGCGTTGAGCATCGTTGAGCGCTTTGGATAGCGCGACTACATCATACTCAGGATTGTCGTCTTTCTCTGCAATCTTGAGCGCCTTGTTGATAGCCTCGCGCATTTTGACGATGTCGCTAACTGGTGCGCTTGGCGCTTTTTCCTTGTTAGGATTTTCTAACTCGTCTAGCTTGTTAGCGATTCGGTCGATGTAAGTACCAACATCTTGTTGCACCGATTTGCGCTTGGCTTTTTTGGTGTCGTCCCATTCTTTGGCTACTGACTTCGGTGCACTGTATAGCTTGTAAGACTCAGCGCCTAGTCCGAACGCTAGCGCATCGCGTCGCGCCTCGTATTGCTCAGGCGATGCAGTGCTAGTGTACTGCTTAGACTTTGGCGACCTAAAGTCTGTAGCTTTATGGGTCTGATGAATTTCAAGAATGATGCTCGCCAAAGTTTTCTTAGCTTTGCTATCAGTCTTCGCGTAGTTTGACAAGGCTGTTTTCTCAGCGCTAGTGATTAAGTTATTCATATCATCAAATATCCTTTAGTTAGTAGCCAGTGCGTTATTGCTCTGACTTGTTTATATAGTAATACATTAGGACGTATAAAGTCAACACTTTCTTTCACTATCTTACACAAGATTACAAAGTTCTACACTGTAGAACTAATTGACCCCCCACCCCCCGTTTCGTCATTTTGGAGTCCCATCTATCTAGTAATACCAATTTACTCAAATAAATCGTATTTTTCTGAAACCCCCCACCTTGTTTAAAAAAGGCTAGGCAAAAAATTTTTTGTGTGTTACTTTTGAAAACTGATCCATAAGTGTATAAGGAACGTATGGGGCAAAAGTTAGTCGAAGGAGAATCGAGTCACGTCGGACGTGTAGGTGAGTTCTTTGCCATATATAAATTAGAAAAATATGGTATAGAGTGCCACCATGTAGATCGTTCCGGCATAGACTTGTGGTGCCAATCGTTAGACAATTCGTTATTCACAGTTCAAGTCAAATCATCAAACATCTGCCATTTCAATCAGCATAACAAAAGACCAAACTTTTCGGGCTACGCATATAACCTAAGAGCAGATCATGTAGCAGATTTCTATGTATTTGTAGCATTAGATATAGAACGTATGATTGTAAAACCTGTTGAGGAGCTAGAAGGAAAGACACAGCTACGGTTAACCGCCTCGGATTTTACAAGGGAAGAAGAATTAGAAGGCGTGAGTCTACTTAGATCCTTTAAAAGGGAAGATCATCTTCAAAGTAAATGCAAACAAGTCCTAAACTAGTTACTAAACAAGCAGACAATAGGAACATATCCGGATACATAATACCTCCAGTTGGTAATGGGTTTTGGGAATGCCGCTATTATATACCTATTACAATATATACTCTAATACATATTGTTTATATTTCGCATGATTTTTGGTAATGACTTGTACTTCTTATAACTTTTTGGTATATATACACCTACGGTTAATAACCTGCGACTAAAATATGACAATAAAGCTCGAGCCAGAGAATGGCGTACCAGTGTATGACGATGATCCAAACGTGGATTTGTCTGTGCGTGCGCGGGCTGCTACCGTAACGGCAAAAGAATTAGAAAAAGAAGGTCTAGATCTGACTCCGACGGCTGAAGATGAGGCTGTAGCGAGCATGTTGACCATGTCATACGCAGAAGATCCTGAAAAAACATCCAAAAAAGCCACAAAAGCGCGTGTTGCAGAGCTGACACCGGCATCTTTGGTACTTACAAGTAATATTTTGAGTGAATTTGGCCGTTCTGTTGTCGAATCTGCTACCTCAGTGCGTCACATGATAACAAACAAGTTGATTTTAGAGACAGAAAACCCTGATGCTAAGATAAGGCTACGTGCGTTGGAGTTATTGGGTAAAATTTCTGATGTAGGACTGTTTGCTGAGAAGTCAGAAGTGACAGTTACACACCAATCAACAGATGATTTGAAGAAAAACCTCCGAAAAAAGCTAGAAAAACTCGTAAATCCGCCTGAAGTTGATGACGACGTAGTCGTAATCGACGCGGAGTCGGTAGATGAGTGATTTCACACAAGAAGACATCCAGCAAATGTTGGACAATCTAGACGAATTTACCGAAACAGAGGTGGTAGAGATTGAAAAAATGGTGGATGAGCTAGCAAATCGTCGGAAAAACAAGGCAGCGTACGATGATTTGATAGAATTTTGCAAAAGAATGATGCCTGACTTCATTGTAGGTAAACATCACCGTATTTTGGCGGACATGTTGATGGGTTTAGAGGATGGAAGTAAGGATCGGGCATGTGTAAACATCCCTCCTAGGCACGGAAAGTCTCAATTAGTGTCAATTTTCTTCCCAGCATGGTTTTTAGGTCGAAATCCAGACAAAAAAGTGATGATGGTGTCACATACTACCGATTTAGCGGTAGATTTTGGTCGAAAAGTGCGTAATTTGCTTGGTTTACAGGACTATAAGGACATATTTCCTACAGTACAATTAGCTACAGATTCTAAGTCTGCAGGGCGTTGGAACACCAATATGGGCGGTGAATACTACGCATGTGGTGTAGGATCGGCACTAGCTGGTCGTGGTGCACACCTATTATTGGTAGATGACCCACATTCTGAGCAAGATGTTATTAATGGTAACTTTAGTGTGTTTGAGAAAGCGTACGAATGGTTTACATTTGGTGCTCGTACACGTTTGATGCCCGGTGGTAGGGTAGCAATTATCCAAACTAGGTGGCACATGGATGATCTAACAGGTCGTGTAGTTAAGGATATGAGTCAGAATGATAAATCTGACCAGTATGAAGTTGTGGAGTTTCCTGCAATTATTGAAGTAAAAGATAAGGAAAGTGAAGAACTTATAGAGAAACCGTTGTGGCCTGAGTTTTTTGATTTAGCTGCGTTGGAACGTACAAAAGCGTCAATGCCTTTGTTCCAATGGAATGCACAATATCAGCAACAGCCAACAGCAGAAGAAGCGGCTATTGTAAAGAGAGAGTGGTGGCAGATATGGGAGAAAGAAAATCCTCCTATGTGTGAGTATATTATTATGTCACTTGACTCCGCAGCCGAAAAACACAACAGAGCTGACTTTACTGCGCTGACTACTTGGGGTGTATTCTTCAATGAAGAAACAAATGCACATAACATCATACTATTGAATAGTATAAAAGAGCGTTTAGAGTTTCCTGAGTTAAAAGAATTAGCTATGGAACAGTATAGTATGTGGGAGCCTGATGCGTTTATTGTAGAGAAAAAGAGTTCAGGTGTTGCATTGTATCAAGAAATGCGGAGAATGGGACTTGTTATACAAGAATATACCCCTCACCGTGGATCTGGTGATAAACTAGCGAGATTAAATTCTGTATCTGATATTATTGCATCTGAACTTGTTTGGGTACCACAGACGCGATGGGCAGAAGAAGTTATAGAAGAAATAGCGGGATTCCCATTT